ATGAAAAAGGTATTGATTGCAGCACTTATTTCTGGTGTGTCTTTTGGCGCTTTTGCACAGCAGGGCGGTTTCCAAGGGCCTGAAGCAGAGCGTTCAACAGTAGCGCAGGCAAAAGAACTGAAGGATGATGCATGGGTTATCCTTGAAGGGAGCATCGTTAAAAAAGTGGGTGATGAACGTTATGAGTTTCGTGACAATAGCGGGACAATTGTCACGGATATCGATGACAGCATATGGGCCGGTCAGAATGTTTCTCCGAAAGACAAAGTAAGAATTGAGGGTGAAATTGATAAAGACCTGAGCAGTGTTGAAGTGGATGTAAAGGCACTGAAATTATTAAAGTAACCGTCCCAGCTTGCTAAGCCCGTCTTACTGACGGGTTTTCTGTTTGTTATCACAGTATTTTTCAACAAAACACCGAATCTTATCCGGTGCGCTGTAAAACCCCGTCCTTCAGGGCGTGGAGGATGTCAAATGGCGTATATTTGGATATAAGAAAGCCATCCAATACTGGCTGAAAAAACTCCTCATCGATATCATCGTGGGCCTGAATAGTTCCATCCGCAATTCTGATTGCCGGTATTGTTCCCCGGCGATAAGGGGTGAACATCATCCCGGTTACATCAGATCGCCTAATAACATATCAAGATTATTTTGCTCATAAATGCTATTCGCCATTACCGTTGCTGCTTCAGCTTAATGAAACGCATAGATCCGCCATGCTTTTTCAGCAAATACGCTGCCATTTGCGCAACTTTTTCTTCATTAAACATAAATCGGCTCTCTGTATCACATGAAATGCTCTTCTGACTATATGTTAATAGCTCCGGTTATTACAGGTCAATGAGTGTTTATTTCTTAATCAGCCCCGCACTTCCGTACGGGGCCATTTCTGTTA